CAGTCTCAGACGCATTGGTGTTGCCTCGGATGATGTCCGATATGCCGGTGATCTCGTAAATCTGCGACTTGATCTGGTCAAACGCCATGTATGCGTTTTTCAGCGCATTGGCAATCGGCGTGAGATCAACGATATCAATCGCGCCTTTGAGTCCGTTTTTCTCGCTGAACGCCATCCAGTTTTTGACTGGCAACAGCGAGTTGTTCTCGCCCTCGGTAAACAGCCGTTGCAACGCGGTTTCTGCGGAGTTGTATACGCCCTTGACTTGCAGCGCCTTCACTAGCCCGTCGATACGGTCTGCCAGAATATCAAGCTCATTCGCTTGGTCTTGATACAGCGTGAAATCAGGAATCGGCACCAGCGTATCGTTAGTGACCGTCGCCCACATCGGACGCGGGCACGGGAAGAATTCCTCCAGCCCTAACGGGTCGTCGCGCTCGTCCAGAAAATCCTTAACGCCCTTCGTGAACCAGACGGCCTTTTTCTTGGACTTATCCCATCCCTCATAAATGCACCCACGTTCCAGCGCATCCATGCCAGCCATGTCCGCGTATCGGTCTTGTTCGCCCGCGATCTTGGCATCCATCGGAATCATGCGGGCCGTTTCCTCGCCAAATCGCTCAACCAGCGCCTCTTTAGTCATGTAGACCTTGCGCCATACGCGATTAACTTCCTCCCATGTCCGCGCTACCGAATGCCCGAAATCCAGATAATGCACATAGTCAACGGCGGCGCATTCGTAATCCAATTCCTCGTCGCCCTCGTCAACGTCATCCGTGATCTGCAATCCGTCCGTAGGCTGTCCAATCTGCTGCGCCATGAAGTGCGGTTCATACCGAACCCATGACGTAGCGCGACCACCTAAAAATCTGTCCTGCACGCCGCTTTTCAGATTCGACCGATAATCCGTATAGTGCTGAATCTCGTAATCCAGCGCACGTTCCAGAATCAGCGAGGCAACGCGCCCTGTCGGGTCGTTATCACGGAACCGACGCGATACGTCAGGCTTCGGCATCTTGGCGAACGTCGCCGCGCTCAAGGTCTGCACATTCGACCAGAGAATATTAAACTTCGACATCGCGTAACCCTGCCCGCTGTTGCGGAAGTCATCGCGGTATCGCTTCGTGATTTTCTCGACGCGCCATTCCCATTTCTTGAACTCGCGGTCGTATTTGGCAACGTCATCAAGCCACGATTTCAACGTGGTCGAGGTGCGTTTGCGGTCTTTTAGGTCAACGGCCATTGGTTATCCTGTTCATTGCGCCGACTCATTAACAACAGCAATTCCTGACGCCGCCACCATCATGATTCCGAGGGCGTCGTAGAGGCTGGCGGTTGCAATATTCATATTTAGTCCGTTGTCACGGTGATACCAGCAGCTTGCAGCGATGATTTCGCTGTAGCACCAGCACCCGTAGGCGCAGCCGGTGGGGTTTGTGTTCCGAGGTTTATTGTTCCGGTCGTCACCGAGCCTTTCGCGGCATCCAGTTGAACCAGCAGCGCATTGACCGCAGAAACCCTCAGATTGTTCTGCGACAGATTCACGCTGAAACCGTCGCCCATTGTCGTGAGTGCGGGAAGGCTGAATGTCGTCAATCCGCAGCCCGGCGACAGAATCCATCCATGCAGTTCTTGCAGGGCATCCATCGTCAAGCTGGTGAAGCCTGCTCCGATAGTGTTGGTCATTACCCCGCCGTAATCCGGCCCCGCACCCGCAAGCCCAAGGATTTCGGTCAGTGCGGGAAGGTCAAGGCTCGTCAGATTGGTATCGTCAAATTCCAGCAAGTGGCCAATGGTGGTCAGATTCGGCAGTGATGCCGTAGCCAACGGGCTACCCGAAAACACAACCGCCCCGCCAGCCGCGCTCGTCGGGTTCATCTGTGTCAGCGCGGCCATGTCTACAGCCATGCTTCCGGCGCTGCTGTGGCTGAAATACCAGTTACCGCTGGCGGTTACGAGACGACCAATGCCGACAGTTTCAAGTGCGTTGTAGCGCAACCGAATTCCACCGCCAGAAACCACGGCAGGGAACAGCGCGTAAGTTAATGAATTAGTATCAACCACCAGATTACACGCCGCCGCGGTCATGTCTGGAGCCGATATTGAAGTCAGCGAATTTGTTGATAAGTTCAAGCCGCCGTTATAGGTGGCAAAACCTTCCATCTGAACGCGACCAGTCAGTCCAATATTGGACAAAGCATTGCTGCCGCTGTCTGAATAATTCGCGTCCGTAATGTAAACGCCAATGCCGGAGCTTGGCGCAATAGACTTAACCGCCAGCACTGAAATTGCAAAGCCCTGATTCGTCGGTAGTGTTCCCGTTTGTGTCCATTGGTAATTGATCGTATGCCCAAGGCTGTCAATGCGCCCGCACAAGAACCGGCCCAAGCTGAATCGCGTCAGGTTATTGAACTGCGTGGTTCCAATGAACGACAGCGAGAATGTTGATGTGCTGGGTTGTGCTACAGCCGCAGCGCCAAGCATCAGTGTTGAGGCATCAACTGCGAGACTGCCGGCAGTGATCGACGTTGAGCCGGGGCTGTCATCCTGCGCAACAAGCGGAACAAATGCCGTCGAAGGGTCTGCCACATTCTTGACGACACCCGCATAAAAAGTGTTGCAGTAATTGGATGAAAACGAACCCGTCAGCGTGAAGTTTCCAACGTCCGGCGTTTGTAGATAAAACCACTCCGTTCCCATGTAGAAATTGCCGGTATAGAACGCCTCGGCTTTACTGCCGGTAATGCGGGTCAGCGCATCCCCGTTGAATGTCGGGGCGGATACCGTGTTGGGAGTCAAGGAAAGCCATTGAGCGCACACCAGAAGATAAGTGTCCGCGCTCGATGCCGTGACGTTGTAAGCAAATGATGGATTTCCAGATGCAGTGACTACCGGATTAACAAAGGCGTTTTGTATCGTCACTTTCAACAGATCAATGGTGCCAACCTCGTCACCAGACGAATACGTCGCCGCCGTGTTGCCAACGCTGTAATGATAATCACCGTCTTTCAGCCCGATCACCAAGACTGAATGACTCGTAACCACAGAAGCGTCCGTTGCCGTCAAACCATACGACGACGTTGCCCCGTAGTTGACCTCGGAGTCCGTCGCGATGTCGGTCGTCCATGTGACCGTCGCCGTGCCGTCTTGGTTATTCGTCCAGACAGGGCCAACGGTGATGACCGGCGCGGATGCGCCGCTAGCGCCGCCTGTAAACTGCGGAATCACGTATCAGCCCGCCGCGAAAAAGAACGTCACGTTAAGCGTGCCGCCGATGGTTGCATACACACCATCAGGGCAATACGCGGGGAAGCAGTTAAATCCGGCGCTGGGCGTGATTGTGCCGCTGATTGCCGTGCCGCCTGCCGTGCCGCCGAGACTGAATACAATCGTTCCGCTGCTCGTCGAATTCACGTAGAACCCGACCAGCGTGCCGCCCGACTTCGATACTGCGCCAGATGCTGTCAGCAATACCGGCGTGCCGCTTTGTTGAATTTGGGGCATGGTTTTTCCTTTAAATTCTGCCGCTTCGCTGCGGCTGTGATTTCCACATTTCCTCAAGCGTTACGTTGTGATGATTGCCGACAGTGATGCCGCGTAACTGTTGATCGGGTCTCGGTTCAATCACGCGCTCACGCATAATCAAACACCCGTAACTGAATCCATCGCCATCGTGCGAGGCCCAGTTATGATCCGGGTCGCTGCTGAATGCGCGGTTTTCCTCGCTGTATTTGTATTGCCATGAACGCAGGCCGGATAGCCCGCGCTCGCAATTCGACTCGTTGAATTTCACGCGAGGTATCAGCACGCGGGCCGCGTTAATCCGGTCCTCAATGTGCGAGTCCGGCGTGATGTCTACCTTGTCGTGACCGAAGCGATTAAGGAATATCTCAACGGCGCTGTGCTTCGCGGCAAACGTCTTGGCGCGTGCGTCGTGCGGTAGCCAGATTTTACCAAGCGCAGGGCTGCCATCAGCCATTTTGTATTTCGACAGTTTTTCATTGAGCCGCACCGCCCATTCCTCGGCATCCAGTCCAAAGCCTCCATCGTAATCAACGATCTGATACCCGCCGACCTGCGGTTGCCAGAACCACCACGTTGAGGTATCGCGCCGCCCGATGTCGCTGCTGATTTCAATCGGTGATCCGTTCGGGTCAAAGCACACATCGTCATTGATGCGCCCTTCACGCTCTGCAACGGTCAGTTGCCGCGCCAGAATCGCGCCCAAGTTCGCCGCGTCAAAGCTGCACAGATATTCCTGCTCGAACTTGCTGCGCCCGTATTCGTCGCCAAAGTCGTCAATGTAGGCTTGCAGTTCGCGGTCAAGCTGCTCTTGCGAGAATATCCCGGTCTGCGTTGCGTCCAGCACTTGCGCGAATACATCGCGGCCAAGTTTCATTTCACGCTGCGCTGATTTCAGCGTATCAAAGGCGTGATTGCGTCCGCGTGGTGTCGTGTTGAATATCTGCCAGCCGTTGTTCTCAACGATGATTGGTCGCAGATAGGCGCGTGTAGCCGGATTGGATAGCGCCCACTCGGAATACACAATGCCTGCAGGCGGTGAACCCACGAGTGAATCAGGATTGTCAGACCCGACAACCTGAAACGATGAGCCGTTGATAAACTGGATCATCATTTCTTGGTTTCGAGTAGTGCGCCGCAGTTCAATCGGGAAGGCTTCGTCAATGCGCTTCTTCCCGGTCTTGGGATTGATTGCGTCCCAGATCGCTTTGCGGGCCTGCTGATACTGCGGGAGCATATACCAGTAGCCTGCGACACGTTCAAAGGCTGCAACAGCCGTGCGATGGAGGCCGACTTCATCTTTGCCGCTCCGTCGATGCCACACCAGTTCGGCGTGCTTCCCGCCTCGTTCGAGATATGACCACGCTGGCATTTGATAGGGGCGTGGTCGCCATGCGTTAGGTAGCCTGATTATCGGCATCAGGAACGTCAGAGAAGCGAACGACCTGCACCGTTAAATCGGCGGTTACATCAGCGCTTATGGATTGGTGCGCTTTGCCGTCAATTCGGTCTGCAAGTTCTTTCACAGCCCATTGCTCCCCTTGCGATGCAAGATCAAGCAATTTTTCAGCGGCATCACGTAAACGCTTGCCGTCATCCTGAGCGATTGCCCTATCGATTGCACGCCAGAACGGTTTGTTTTTCCCGGCATTGTTGTTCCCCGGTTGTCCGCCACTATCAGCCACTCGTTTTGTCCGCTAAGTGTTTGATTTGCGCGAATAGTGAACACACACTAACGGGTTGTCAAGTATTTTTCACGCTGCGCCTGCCATTTCTCGGTAATTGCCGGGGTTTCGGCGTGATCTGGAAAGTCAGACATCATGACCAAACAGCATCGGTCACACAGGTTATCGTGATTTTCCCGGACGTAATGGTAATGCCAGCAGCGCGGGCATTTTAGGCCATCGCTTGGTGTTACGGTGATTTCGAGTTGGTCGGTTTGGTTCATTTAATCGGCCTCCAGTGAATGCCGAGAATCCAGCGTTGTGCAATGCGATGCAGCAAACATGGCGCATTGGTCGCGTTGAATGTCACGCTAAACCAGTCACCATTCAAGCACCATTGCCAATTTGCCTTCGGGTATTGCACAAAAAAATTTGACGGTTGTGTCATGTGATTTCCTTTGGTTAGTGGTTACTGACTTTTGCAGGGTTGCGGTTTGGTTAGTGTTTACTCACATTTTAAACCGATGACACACCAAAAGATGACCGATGACAGATGACAGATGATGACGCGTCATTGCTATATTCGGCTTCACGCACGCGCGCAGGAAGGTAATTTAGGTATGAACTGTCATCATGCGACATCTGTCACCTTTTTCTCATTATATGGACTAATGACAGATGATGACGCATTAATCAGATATTGACTTGACATCAATACCCCTAAAATATCTACCGGCTTTATCCCGATGACGCGAAAAACCCCGATCTTCAAGTTTCTGGCTGAACCGTTTTTGGCTCAAAACGAACTCGCCTTGCTGGTCTGCCCACCGTTTGAAACTGTCATAAAGCGCCGAAACCGGGCATTTGTAATCGTCTGACATGAGCTTTATGCAGTCATCAATCCATGCGCCGAGAGTGTCCTCGCCGGTCAAATAAGCGTCTGTGGCCTGCGTTATTGTTGAGGGGCGACCTAACCCCTGCTCTTGCCACATCAACGCGCCCTGAACCATCCAATGCAGAATGGCGGGGTATTCCTGTTGCAGTTTAATCGGAAGGTCTAGGATGCGCTCGTTGTCAGGGATTGAACCAGACCATTCCAACAGGTCAATGCGGCGGCGCATTTCCTCGCCAACAGACCGTAGCGCGGGCTTGTGATTGCCGATAAACAGCAGCTTGAACTGTGGCTGGAATTCAAACGTTGACTGGTGCATGTGGCGGGCGGCGATTTTGTCGCGCCCGGTCAGTTGCTTAATCCGGCCCTCATTCCAGCGTGAACCATCCTCGGTTTCGGATGCTGTGACCAATCGCGCCCCGGCTAGGCGGGCGACTTCCTCGCTATGCTCTGCGCGTTCCTTTGCGGTGAAGGATTCGATTTTGGCGGTCTTGGCGTAATCGCCCATGATCTCGACAAGTGGGGTCAGGAACTTTGATTTACCGCCGCCGCCTGCGCCGTGAACAAATAAAAACCGTTCCTCGCGGGTGTCGCCGGTAAGCAGGTATCCGCACCACCGCTGGATAAACTGCGCCATGTTCTCATCGCCTTTATGGGCGCGGGCCAACACTGAATCCCACCATGGATGCGGGCCTTCCTGCGGGGATACTGTGGTTTTCTTGCTGATTAACTGCTCCCGTTCGGATTCAATCAGCTTTCCAGTTGTCAGGTCAATGACGCCGCCCGGCGTGCCGAGCATCATTGTATTGGCATCCCATTCGTCGGGCTTGGTCGCGCATTTCGGGTTAGCGCCGGATAAGGCGTTGATTGCGTAGAAGTTTTTAATGGTGCAGATGCGGGATTTTTGCGTAGGCGTCAGGTCTGGGCTGGTCTGCATTTCCCGGCAATGTTCATCAATCGTCCATGTGATGCCGTTACGCTCATCTAAAACCCATGTCTGCCCATCCCACTGATGCCACGCTTTCCACCGGGCGGTATAGCGCCAGTCGTCGCCGTGTTTATCAACCCATGCACGAGCCATCCCAGATTCACTGAACTGCGGCGGCAGGTCTGGTTCGGTTTCCGGTGTCGGTTGCGGTATTGATCCGCCGCCGACAACCTTCAATCGGGGTGGGTGTTTACCGTTCGGCTTGCGCGACTCATCGTCGGCCATTTCCTCATACGCTGAAAGCGGGATTTCCGGCATACCCGGCACGGTTGGCAATCCATCAATATATTCCGTGGTGTCATCCATTTGCCTGCACCGATGCTTTTTGCAGCCGTTGATGCGCCGTCAGCAGCCGTTTTTTATCGTCATCGGTTAGCGTGTAACCGTTCCCCATGCGTAGCGCGGTCAGGGCCACAATGGACGCCTCAAATGCGTTGAGTTTCAGTAAATCGTAAGGGTTCCACGGTTTGCGAACAGGCTTGCCGCGATGGTCTTGCAGATTGGGCGGGAACAGAGCATCAAAGTCTAGCCCGACAGCCGCTAAAATATCAGCCGCGCCACATCCGCCAAAACAATGAATCAGCACGCGCCCATCGTCTTTCTCGGTGATGGTCAATGACGGGCGCTTGTCCTCATGGCTCGGGCAGCAAGCAACCCACGTTGCGCCGAATTTTGAACGGCCAGTTGATTTGACCTTCGTTAATGCGTTAAGTAAATCGTGGACAGCCATACCGTGAGCCTCCGCAATAGGCGTGAAAGGGTGCCGGTATCCGCGATTGCGGCGCGGAAGGTGCAGGACGGCTGCACGGTTCCCGGCGTTGGGATTATAAGTCAGTAGCCGTTGAGAATAAGATTTTTCCGCACATCGTCAACGGAGGCGGCGAAGAATGCGATGCCCTTGTGCGCGTCAATATGATTCAGATAACGCTGCTGTGCGTATTCGCGCTCGTTGCAGGGTTTAGTCCAATCGCCGGATTTGACTTCAATCGCGCAGAATTTACCGTCCGTCATTATCACGGTCAGGTCTGATATTTTCAGATCGACCTTTTCGATCTTGGATTTTTTAAACTGGTGCGGCACGAAAATGTGGTGAAATTTAATAAAATTATCGTATCCGTCAAACACAGCGCCCGCGTTGATACGGACAACTAGCGCGACTTTCGGATGGCGCACAAGGTAGTCTATGATTTCGGACTGCACCTCTGATTCCGGTTTGCCATTTTTCACCACTCGCGGCCCTCTCACAATTTTCGGTTTAACGTCAGACAGTGCGCCATCTGGCAATTTGACGCCATGTAAACGCGCCAGTCCTTCCATGTGCGTTTTAACCGCCCGTTGCTGGTCGCGTAGGCCGGGGCGGAAGGTGGGTTTACTCACGATTTAATTGCTTCGATAATTAATTGAATTGAAACTGTAGATATGATGGTTAAGATTGCCGGAATGATTACCCATGTCCAGCTAATCGGAGTTAATCCCCATCCGTAAGTGAGTGCGGCAACGCTTAAAAGAAAAGCAATTACATACATACCAAAACCCAAAACAATCGCAGAAAACAGTTTGATGATTTCCATAATATTCTCCTATCTCGCCAACATCGCCAAGTTACGCCCCGCATAAATATCATACAAATCACGCGTCAATTCCGGCGTCTGCCAGTTGTGATAATGCGGCGGCGTGACGGTTGACGATTTACGCTTGCCGGATTTAACGTGGAACTGCGTCAGTGAATACACGGTGACATTTTTATTGTTCGGCCTAAATCGGTAAACGTCGTACATCTGCGATAGCGCGTTACTGACATTCCTGATCGGCAGATTTAACTTAGCCGCCACCATCTGCGCTGTGGGCGTCGTCGAATCCTGCTGGAATTCTGCCAGAGCTTTTCTGATTCTCGCTGCGTTTCCGTTCGGTAGGGCCATTGTATTTCTCCACGGTGAATGAATAAGTCGGTGCGGGTAATTTAAATGCGATTCGGCGGCGTTTCTGATCTTCGGATTCGGTCGCCAAGTAGGTCACGATTACGGGGTCATTGTCGGGCATTGGAATACATCAGACGTTGCTCCGGCGTAAACGAGTTCCAGATGATGCGATAAGACCTGTAAGCATGTCGGTCTAAATTGCCGCGCCCTGATTCGCGGGATTGCTCGATATGTTCGGCATGGTCAGCGTCGGGGATGCCGTTGTAGCGGAGGACGGCACGCATTATTGAGCGTTCGGAGTGGGTCATGGCTTATTTTCCGGTAACGGTTTTTCGTCGCAGCACATTACGCAGCGCATTACAGCAAACTCAGGCGGATAAGTTTTTGTGCGCTCGTAATTATGGTTTCCGTCATTTAAGCAATCGGCCTTGCGAACCGAATAGCTAAAATGAATTGACGTATAAAAGGCAAAACTCTTTTCACATTTCGGGCATTCTTGAGTGTGCAATTCATCCTCAGAATAGCCGCTTCCGTCATCGTGATTTATTTCAATATCAGCTTCGCAATATGGGCAATTTACGCTCATTTCCCACACCTCCCGATTTTGCGATGATGCGCCCAAGGGTAAGCGGCGCAATGGCAGACGTTGAAATAGAGACTGCTGTAGAACTTGGCGCGAAAATGCAGCAGTTCGGTGCGCGTCTGTGCGAGCTTAGCGGCGGCTTCGGCGTCGGTCATTTCGCGCACCATGACGTTTAATTTTTAATTTTTCGGCCCTTTTAATCATTCGCAAAAGCGCCTTGTCATCAATTTCAGACAATGCTTGCCGCGCAAAATCAATAACAGCCTTACGAGTTGCTCTGCCTCTCCCGGCGCAAAATCCGCTTTCTAGGTGCGTTACTTTCCATTTGGCGGACCAATCACCCGGCGCAGCAAGATGGACGATGAATGTGCCGACATGCGCCAAGTGCGGCGCAATGTCCATAATCTCACCATCAACCAATGGGGCCGGTTCGGTATACCAATCAATCGGCACTGTGATTTTCATTTCGCCACCGTGCGCGGTTTACGTTTCGGCGCAACCTTAGATATTTCGCGGCGCAGATTGGCGGCGTTTTTGGCGGTCTTGCTGATTATGAATTGCAGCATGGCGAGTAAGAGTTTCATTGTGCATACCCTTTCTTCGTAAGTGCCGCAATAACGTCAGCGTCATCAGTTGCTTTTGATAAATCTACTTCGCCATCAACATCAAAACTAATTCTGTCGCCTTTTGCATACATATCGCAACGGGAAGCATTGGTTGCCTTCCAATTATCATAGTCGGCGTTTTCGTTCCAATCGTAAGGCACCGATGCGGGAAGATTCGCGTTTTTATCCAAAGCGCAGTCAATTTCGGTATCTTCTACGGTGTAATTGGAATACCCGATATCTATAGAAAAAAGATATTTGCAACCTAAGCAGCTAGACATAACGCCTCCATGTGAATGACGCTTGCATTAAACCACGCCATTTTTTTAGCTGTCAACAAAAATATTGACTTGCATCAATGCCGGACTATAATCACGGCGTAATTCAACCCAAAGGATAGCCATGCGAAAACGCACCATTCCCAAGAAAGCCCCACGAAGCCACGTAAAAGGTTGGCAGACACTAACCGAGGCGGCGGCACAATGCGGCCTGTCACGGCAACGTCTCCACATTCTGGTGCAGGATAAGCGGATTCCGAGCCGTGAAATTATGGGCGTATTGCTGGTTCCGTCGCCGTTGCCAGCGCGGAAGCCGGTTAGTGGCCGCTAACAAATAGGGCTTATGGGGTCATAAAAATATTTCATGTATAAACCTGCATTTTGCTATTGACTGCCATCAACCAAAGCCGCATTATTCACCCATGCCGCAACGGGCGGCGATAACGGGAGCAGACGATGAAACGCACAGTCCAGCAGTCAGTGTTTGAAAGCAAGGATGCAATCCGCGCAGCCAAGGCCGGACACAAGCAGGCTTGCGACGAACTTAACGCTACCCCGCGCCACTTGCTGAACGAAGGCAATCCGAATCATCCAATGTATGACGCAAAAATTTTCGGATACGACGCCAATGAATTTATGGCGCGTCAATACAAAGCGGCCTAAATGATTCTACCCACTACATGGCCGTTTCCAGATGCGGCTACAGATCAACGGGCGGCGGTCGTGGAATACCCGCGTAAAGGTGACAAACGGGCTGCGGGAACTGTCCACACGCCACGCCGCCGCCCACCCAATCTCAACGATGTGCAGGACGCACCTTACTAATTACGGGGGATTTATGAAAATTGAAATCAAATGCAGATTTACCGGCAACGTGTTGTTTACGCATGAGGCAGAAGAAAACACACTGAGATTGACGCTTGAGGCCGCTGTTTCAGCCCGTGCCAACCTTGCCCGTGCCAACCTTGCCGGTGCCAACCTTGTCGGTGCCAACCTTGTCGGTGCCGACCTTGACGGTGCCAACCTTGCCGGTGCCAACCTTGCCGGTGCCGACCTTGCCGGTGCCAACCTTGCCGGTGCCGACCTTGCCGGTGCCAACCTTGCCGGTGCCAACCTTGCCGGTGCCGACCTTGCCGGTGCCTACCTTGCCGGTGCCAACCTTGTCGGTGCCAACCTTGTCGGTGCCAACCTTGCCGGTGCCGACCTTGACGGTGAAGTCTTAACCAAAGCCCCGTTGTCATTGCTTAATCTTCAATGGTCAGTCCTTGTAACCAGCCAATACATGCGAATCGGTTGCCAGCGCCACACGCACGAGGAATGGGCCGCGTTTGATGATGATGCAATTTCCGATATGTCATCAGGTGCGCTTGACTTCTGGAATCAATGGAAAGGCGTATTGCTGGAAATGTGCAAAAAACATAAGGGGGAAGCATGAGCGCTGACACGCCACGGACGATAGATAGAAGCGATGCGGTTAATCTGTCAAGCAACATAATTAGCCGGAGAGATACCGGCAGTTACGCTCAAGGCGTTACGGACAAGGGAATGAAAATGCTTTGTGATGCAGTGCTTACGATGGATAGAGAACTCGCCGCCGAGCAGGAGAAGGTAAAGATGCTGCGGGAGGCTTTAGAAAATATATTGCCGAAGGTTGCCCACGAATACCAATGCGGAACCGTAAGACCAGCAATGCATTGGGCGGAACACGGCAGCATGTCTTTTGATAATTGCCAATGCGAAATTAAATCAGCAAGCGCCACTCTGGAGGCTACCAAGCCATGATAATCCGCCACCGCAACACTCTGATTGACTACGCCGACCGCCGCAAGAAACTGCACAAGCACGATGATGGTATGGACGTTGTGGAAAAGCTGATGCAGGGGCTTGTCGTGGTCTGCTTTGCGTTGCTGGTGCTTTGGCTGGCGTTGGGGGCGAGATGATTAAAAAGGGGGATTTAGTAATGGTTGGCCCGATGGCGTGCTGTGGCACTTGCACCGGCATTGAAGGCACTATTTTTACAGTTACAGGAACGCACAATTCGCCGTTATCGCAAACCTGCAATTCCTGCGGCCATGAAGGGCCAAGCCCAGGCGCTTATGGACATTCATGCAACAAACCGATAGACCTTGACCGCCTCAAAAAACTCGACCCACCCTCCGAAGGCGAAACGCGAGAGGCTTACGTTAATCTGAAACAACCGCGCAAGGTGACGGCATGAAACAGGTAAAAACTTTGGCGCAGCTTTACAAGTTAGCCGGTCAACGCCGCGCAGTGGTTTCTGAATATGGGCCGTTAGTTAAGCCTAAGCCCGCAGCGTTTCTGCTGGCGTGGCAAGGTCGCATGATTTACTTCGCGCTGAAACGCGGAGTTTACGTTTACGAGAGGAAATCGAAATGATTAAATACCACGCCGAAGTCACGCAAGGCAGCGAGGAATGGGCCGCGTTACGCTGCGGAATATTGACCGCCAGCGAAATGAAATTGATTGTAACGCCAACCTTGAAAGCCGCCAGCAATGACAAGGAACTGGCGCACATGTATGAGTTACTCGCGCAACGGATAACGGGCTACGTCGAGCCTTCGTATATCTCAGACTCAATGCTGCGCGGCATGGAGGACGAAATAGAGGCGCGTCTGCAATACGCGAAAACATACGCGCCAGTGCAGGAAGTCGGGTTTATCACGAACGATAAATGGGGATTCACAATCGGATATTCACCGGATGCCTTGGTAGGCGACGATGGCCTGATTGAGTGCAAGTCGCGCAATCAGAAATACCAGATTATGACGCTGTGCAATTACGTCAGCGCAGACACGATTGACCCTGATTTTATGATTCAGTGTCAGACAGGGTTGCTGGTATCCGAGCGCAAATGGTGCGATCTCGTATCGTATTGCGGCGGGTTGCCGATGGCGACGGTGCGGGTATTGCCTGACGAAAAGATACAGGCCGCAATCATTGACGCGGCAACGGCATTTGAAAAGCGATTAATCGAGGCGCAGGAGCGTTACCAGTCCGTGATTAACGGCAAGGCGCGGCTAATTAAAACCGAACGCAAAATTATTCAGGAGATGATCTAATGGGCGATATGCGAGAGGCGATTATTCCGAAGTCAGACCAGTTGAACGCGGACGATCTGATTGCCGGTGAAATGACGATCAAGATAACCGGCGTGACCGTCAAAGGCGGACAGGAGCAGCCGGTTAGCATCAGCTTTGAAGGCGACAACGGAAAGCCATACAAGGCGTGTAAGTCCATGTGCCGCGTGATGGTCGCTGCATGGGGGCCGGATTCGTCGAAATACGTTGGCCGGTCAATGACGCTGTATCGTGACCCTTCCGTTAAATGGGGCGGTATGGCGGTCGGCGGGATTCGTATTTCGCACATGTCGCACATTGACGAAAGCATGACGATGGCGCTAACGGTAACGCGGGCGAATAAAAAGCCGTATACCGTCAAGGTGCTGTCCAAGAATGCAGCCCCGCCTCCACTCACTCCCGTGAGCAATCCCGTTACCGGTTCCCCTGCCGGTTCGGAGGCGGGTGCTGCACCCTCTGTCATATCGCCAGCGCAGCACAAGCGATTAGAGGCGCGGATTAACGAAGTCAAAGCGAGCCGCGATGATATGAAGGCTTACGTTAAAAAGACATGGGGCGTTGAGCATTTGAACGAACTCACGCAGGAACAATACAACGTGATCGACGCGATGCTGGATAAGAAAGCGGCAAAACAGTCGCCCAAGAACGACGGCGGCATCATTGATATGGAGGATTCGCAGCTATGATGCAAGTCAAATGTGCAAACGGTGAATGGGTGGACATTGGCGAAATTGGTCACGGCGGAATGATTGAGTATCGGGAAAAGCCGAAGGAGAAAAAGCCGGATGTAGTGAAGTATTACAACGCCGAATATGTTGGCGAGACAGTAAAGTATTTTGGACGAGACCTTGAGCATAAATCAGAGCGTGATGTTATGCGCCTCACCTTCTGCGGCGAAACCGGCAAGCTGATTAAGGCGGAGGTGCTATGAAAACCGAAGTGAAACTGTGCAAGGACTGCAAGCACATTGTCCTAAATGAGGAATGGGAATCGCAGGGTTTTAAGGAAAAATATTCCTTGTGCGGCCTGACCTCCGTTGTCAATGGACAAGATGGCAAGCGATGCGTCGATGCTAGGGCCGGAGGATGGTTCAGCTTCTGCGGCAGGTCTGGTAAAAAATGGGAGCCGAAATGACCGACGAATGGAGCCAGTTACGCGCCAATCTTGAGGGCGATATTCGGCGCTATACGAATATGCTGATTATTGCGACATTCTGCCTCGGCTTCGCGTGCGGGGCGTTTGCGGGGATGGTGCTGCTGTGAGCCGGGAGCGCAAGGCGCTGCTGATTGAGATAACCGTTTACGACGAAGATACCGGAGAGGTCGCAAGCCGACATGTTGAGACTTACACGGGGTCTTACGGATACGAGGTTAAGAATATGTTTGATCGGCTAGGGGAAAAATTCGCGCCTATTGCCGACCCATACAGCGAGGCGGATAAATGAACGCCAAGCCGGGAGACATGGACGTAATCAGCCGGTCAGCGCGGCGCGTGCAATCGCTGATAGCCGCGATTCTAGGCGCTCTGGCGGTCTTATTGTGGCAGCACATACCGGCAGCACCGGCAGCGCAGCCTGTCGAAGATACGGCAATCGTCGCGGCATGTCGGCTACCGTCGCAGGATGGGGAAATGACGGTTTTTATCGTGGAGCATGGGAAGATGAAGTGCTGGAGGTGGAAATAATGGGGCCAGAAATAGGCAACTATATTGCGGGGCAGATATTCCGGCTTTTGGTTATCGTTTTTATTGCCGGAATCATCGTGACCGTAATCCTTATTTTCGGAATTCCCGCTTTATGGGAATACGTTAAGCCGTTACTGAACGCGGCAACTAAATAATGGACTTCTGGCAATTCCTGCTGCTGGCCGGGATGATTGGCACGGTCGCGGTTATTGTGAGTATCTACTAACATAATATTTGCAGATACCCGCAAATACCTGTTGACGCGCATCAAGGCATAATGCAATATTCAGTTACGGCAACGGGCCGGATTAAACGGGAGAGCGAAATGTTTAAAATCACTGGCGGCAAAGGTTTTCACATTCAATTTGATAACGGATACACGGTCAGCGTGCAGTTTGGCCCCGGCAATTATTGCGACCACTACGACCGTCACATTGGGCGCGAGAGTGAGATATGCGGCGCGGAGGGTTCAACGCAAGCTGAAGTTGCCGCTTGGGGGCGCGATGGTAAATTTATCAATCTTGAAACCTTCCGCGTCGATGATGGCGATGTTGTCGGATACAAAAACGCTGCCGAAGTCCTTGAAATTCTCAACAAGGTTGCCGCGCTATGAACCCCATCGCCGCCCAAATCGACCAAGCCGCCGACATCCTACGCGCAACCAATAACCTTTTGGAAGCACGCGCAAAGCACCGTGACGCACAATCTCACGGCAACGTCTACAAGGTAATAGACGCATACGTGAAGGTTGTCGAGGCCGAGCGTTATCTGGCGCAGATGTATCCGGCCCCTGATTACGTCGCGCCGGATATGACCGTCGAACCGCTGCCGGATTGCGGCGAGACATTCCACGCGCCGCGCAAGTCATACGCCATGCACGCTGATGACCCTCGTCGCGGCCAATCTAGCGGCATTAACTCAATGATACGGAGGGTGGAATGAGCGAACGCGAAGAACTGATTAAGCGGTTGGATGATCTTATTGATAGCGCAAGGCATTTAGGCTCATGCGAAGCGCGTAAAGAAACCGGCAATTTTACTGAACGGGATTTCCGTTTTTGCTCGGCAATGTATCAATCAATATCCAAGCACCGAACCGCCATATCTGCGGCCATCACCCGCGCCGCCGATCAGGTCAATGCAGAGGGGAAATCATGAGCGAATTGAAGCCGTGCCCGTTTTGTGGCGGGGATGCTGAATTCGGGGAAGTCCCGTATGAACGGAAATATGCTGGCGACAATGATTGCCGGATTAATCACGATCACGGCGGTCAATTTATCCAGTGCAAAAGCAGCGATTGCTCTGCGTCATCAATGTTGATTTTCCCGACAATGGCCGACGCAAAGCCCCTGCTTATCGAAAAATGGAACCGTCGCGCCCCATCAGATCAGCCAGCAGACGCGGTTGTGGTGCCGATTGAAACGCTGATACTGATGCGTAAGGCGATAACCTACGACGCTCCATACAGTAACGCAGCGATCATGGCTTACGACAAACTGAAGGAATCACACGCCATGCTCCGAGCCGCACAGGAGGGGAAATAATGGCAACCAATAATCCAGACGCAAAACTTTTTGACCCGACAGCAGGCAACGGTAGGAATTATGAAATGACCGCCCCGACCCGCGACGAAGTGCTGGCGATGGCGAGGGATGTAGGCGGCAGTCCATTCGGACAGTTGGGCGGACTTGATATTGGCTGGCTTGAACGCTTCCACGCCCTAGCCGTTGCACCTTACAAGGAGGATGCGGAACGGTTACAGGAAATGTTCTCGCTCTTAGCGTCTGCATGGTTTTACGGTGGATGGAAAGCGGAAACGGCAAACGAACGAGAAATGCAGCGGATTATGACTACTGCTGGATGGTGGCCAATTGAAAACGAAGATGAGCTGATTGCCAAGATTGACCGCGCAAGGAGCGCCAAATGACCGAGCCGTGCGTCTATAAGAAATTACAGCAATCAGGGAAGCCGTATCCGAGGACTTGCCCTGAGTGCAAGTTAGGGCCGTGCAAGCATCCAATCAAGAGCATCGACGCGCAGCCGGTGCCGGTGGAGCCTGAATACTTAATTAGACTGCGAAATGCACTCAAGGGGTTCAAGTCTGACGGTGCATTCGCCGGAGATAAGGATATTGTTGACTACATCGACTCCCTGCAACAGCGGCTACAGGTGGCGCAATGGAACGCTTCAAAGTTTCAATCACTGGCACAGGCGAATCAGAAGCTTGTCGAGGTAATTTCTAAACGCGCCGAATCCGCCGAGGCCGCATTGAAGGTGGCGCAGCAGGAACGGGATAATTGCTATGCCAGTTTTGACAATGCGAGACGCAGGTTGCATGAAATAGAGGCATTCGTTACTGGTGATGCAAACGATTATCGCATTAACGAGAAACTGAAAGACGATGAAAAATCCATTAAGTCTTTGATTGAGCATCTTATGGCGATGGCGGATAACTACCACACAGTTAATCAGCTTTACATACAAGCCAAGGAACGCGCCGAGAAAGCCGAGGCGCTGGCCGAGCAGTGCCAAAAAATCGCACACGATTGGGGCCAAGGCGTGACCGATGCCGAGACTGCAATCAGGGAGTTACACAAACTATTTCCTATCGACGGAGGGAAGGAGAAATAATGGGCGGAGTCTGTAGAGAAGGATTTAATCTATTTAACAGGTTCGGTCGGCGTGCGTTCTGGTCTTATTTAAAGCGCGGCAGATTCCAGCGTGTAATGTGGCGAGACACTTTCGGCGGAGTTATCTGCTGGCTTCACGGTGAACATAGCATCCGGCAGAACTTTGAAAACGGCGAGGTTGAAACGTCATGCACAACCTGTTGCCGTTGGCTGCGGCAGGACAAACATAAATGGGTGACTAAATGACCTTCCTCCCCGAACTCAAGCGGCTGATGGATGCGGCGACGAAGGGGCCGTGGTTTAAGCGTTACTGCGATGACGATAACCACATGTGCATGACCGTTATTAGCAGTAAAGATTATGGGCCAGCAAATACCGGGCAATTTAAAGATGAACCGGACACTATCGCCGCAACATTTCACCAGAGCGCGCCGGTAATCGGAGATACGCCAGATTGCAACGAAGCAACAACGGATTTAATTATCTACCTCGTCAACCACGCCCCCGCGCTTGCTGAACTGGTGGAGGCGGCTGAGAAAATGAACAAAATAAACGGGCCATGCGATCACCATGACCACCACGGATATTGTCAGACGCATTTTGTTGAGGAAGGGTGCACAGCCAAAGCGTTATCGGAAGCTCTCGCCAAACTCAATTCCCTGTTAGCTGGTCAGAATGGATTGATGTTCCTACTGTGAAGGAGGGATGATGAAAAGTCGCTCAAGAATATTGATACTTAGCCATATAGCTCAGTTTTCTCTTGGGCGCGAATGTGGCGGGATGGAATACGCCGGACTACGGGATATGCGGTTTAGAGAAACCTACACGCCAGCAGTCGGGTCACTGGTTGCTCTCAGTGCCGCACCGCCAAGCAAGCATTATCTATCTTGGGTGCATGATGTAGCAAAGCATGATGGTGGTTACGAATACGGGCTAGAAAGCATTGAGGACGGAGAGATAGTTAATTGGTCAAATGTTGGGATATGGGAGTATGACAGGAAGCAGACAGACACCCATCCAGAATGGAGATGGACTGACAAGCAGCATGAGTTTTCTGATAAGTGGCGGAAAGTGTGTTACCAAGACCGCGATGCTTATATGACGCTGCCGACCAGCCCTATATTCGGAGATGGGTTTTCCGTAACAGTTGGAACGCGGACAAGGTTTAGTCTTAGCGACCACGCGCCAGAAAAGACATTTGATGATTGGCGGAAAGTAACTAAAGCTATGCTTTTAGAGTTTTATGATGATGCCGTAGAGTCAAGAAAAACGACGAAAACTACAGCCTAGTTCTGCGCCCACTGTTTAGCGTTATCCAGATCAGTCACGGCAGCATCGCCCTGCGTAACGATTCCCGAAACGCTGAGAGTGAATCCTCGTATTGCTGCGTCAAGTTCGGCCCGCTTGAAACAGGCTGTTTCAGGGATTCCGGCAGTTCCGCTGGTTGGGGGCAAACTACTGCGACTGGCGTTGTCGCGCAGCCGGTCAGCAAGGCCGTTATTAGCAATAATGAGGCGTTTACGTTCGGCATCGGATTTTTCCTTGCGTTTGGCGTTGTCAGCATTGATTCGGTCGGATTCACGTTGCGCGGCCTCGCCCTTGGCTTTGACCTCGGCGCGGAATGCCGCGAATTCCTGCTTACATGAGGCTAGGCGCTGAGTCTGTATGTAAGCGAAGGCCGACACACCAGCGAAGGCCAGCAACGCAGCCAACGCCCCGTAGAGCATTATTCCGCGTTGTCTGTTCATGGGTAGAACGTCCGCCGCCCCGACTTCGGCGCTCTGGTCGTTAAATGACACCATCCCGGCGTAGATTCTGGATGCTCACGGTATAGGCCGTGCCGCGTCAGCAATTCGTCAGTAATGATCTTGTCTAACTCGCCGTCACCATCGGCTACGTCAACACCTGAGCCGGTTTTGTGCGACGAGGATGGCGCACCAATCGGGCAAGCCTGCGGTCGCCAGCCGCCGTTTTCCTGCCCGCTGATATACGTTCCGGTCGCAGGGTTAATGTGCGGTTCCCATCCCATAGAAAAGCACTCATCTAGCAGCAGATCAACGCGGCCTAGCAGGGTTTCGGCATTTGCGCGGATTTCCGGCGTAATCTCAGGATGGTCTGCGTAAGCCTTAAAATAATGCTCTGCCGTGATCGTCATAGCACCAGCACCACCACGCAAGCCACCAGCGCCGCCAATGCAGCGACCAACGCCCACGGCGATTCCGCAAACGTCATAGCCATTCGCAGGATTGCCGCCCCCGTTCCCGGTTTCAGCCCGTAGCGTTTTTTGGCTTCGGCTATTTTCTTTTCAGCCTGTTTTGCCGCTGATCTGGTGCGGTTTGCTTTCGTGGTCATTTTTCCTCCAATCCCAAGCGTTTACGAACGTAAGCCTTCACGGTAATCCAGAGAAAATCAAACATATCCGATGCAAAAATGGCGCTGATTCCCGTTGCAACGTAGGAAAGCGGCCCACTCCACTGATATTCAATGTGTAATTGATACACCATCAGCCCCGCCATTGTGCCGTAGATCAGTCGGCGAAATAATCCCCAGAAGTGCTGCCGCACCGACCATTCGACGTTTGCGGTTTCATACGCCTTAATATGCGCGACGATGCTGCCTAGCACGCACATAATAACGAAACCCAACCATCCTAGATTCTTTATGAACCATATTTCAAGCGCGGGCATCTCTCGGTTTTCCCTTCACTTCAGCCATTAGTGTTATTAAACTCATTAGGCCCAACCACGGCATTGATGCAGATACGGGGGTAAATATTTCAAGCTGGAAAAAATAGCCGCCTAGCGCCATGAATTGAAAACAGCACAATGTCAGGCCAATATGACGCAATGAGCGCAACGGGCAAAGGCAACCGATTATCAGCAATAATCCGTTCAGCATCATCAGCACGCCCCACTGCACCGCTATACCGCCCTCGCTCAATGTCCGCACAAATAGCGAATCATCCGGCCCGAACGCCAGTTGCCCCCAAATGAGCATAATTCCAGCAAGTGAGAAAGCCGATATTTTAAGATGAGTAAACACTACCAAGCCTCTGCAAAATTTGAAGTGCATCAATAACCGTCCATGTCGCGCTCAATGTGCTTAAACTCGCGCAGCATGAAAATGACAAACGCCACGATTAAAATCAGAACCGTCGATATAACCATATTCCTGCCCCCGTTCCAAGTGCGCGAGTCGCAATGTCTGCGCCTGAAATGACTTTTTTATGCTGCAATTTGCCGACGATTTCAGCGCCGACCGCCAAGCCTAGACCGACTTTCCATGCCGTTGATTCGCCGTAGTAATGACTGACAACCATCGCTACTGCCGCGCCCTCTGCAACGTGCAGATAGTGATTGCAGGGATATCCGCACCCGCCATTTCGCTATTGCTGATATGAATGTTATCTAGCATTTTTACTGCCCCTAGTTATTGATTATTATTGCTCCACAGATGCGCCAACAGGAATCGCTTGCAGTCTTATCAAACCGTCAATGATCGCGCTACGTTCTGCTGGTCTTGCTGCAATCATTACCTTCGCCATGTAGCGAGGGTCTTTAATCATCATTTCGGCCAACGCTTCCATGCTCTTTTCGCCTGCTCCGGTTTCAATGCGTCGAGTTACTGCATTGATAACTGTTGCCACTTTATTCAGGAAGTTAATCTGAGGCGCGGTATCTGACGATTCACCAATAATCTTCCGAGTTTTTTCTGCGCCAGCCTTTGCCAACGTCCGCAGCCGTATCTCGTTCTCAAGTTGCTTTCCAACCGCATTAACAACCTTCATTTCACGCTGAGTCAGCACTTCGCCAAGATTGTTATAACGGTTGTATCCGGTTGCCGTTTTCAAAACTTGCGCCGCATCGTTTAGCGTATTGAGATACGTTCCAGGCTTTTCACCGATTGCTGACGCGAGTTTCTTTTGCATCTCGCGGCCCACTTCCATGCGGTTTATTGGGCTAGATAGTTGTCGGAATGCAGCGTCGGCCTGAGTAATTCCTGGGGTAGCAGCCTTTAACCTATTCCGCAATGCAATCAGGTTTTCCTGAATATATTTGTTATCT